ACGGCAGGTATTAAGAATATTAAACCATATTGACCGTTTAGGTCATAGGGGGTTATACATTTCTATTTTCCGCCGAACTTTAAATGGTGTATAATATAAACATGAATCCAATTTCGAAAGAAGAAGATACCAGCAAGTATAACTTTGAAGCATTGAATGCTAGAAGTGTTTTTGTTGTAGATAACAAGGTTGTTGGGCAGCATCCAGATGACTTTGATAGATCTGAGGTTTATAAGAGAAATTTTGAAAAAATGGGTAGTGGTACAGAAAATATTAAAATTATTAAGAACTTTATCTCTGAAAAAGAATGTGCTATATTGCTAAACTACATAGTTAAATTTTTAACTCCTAAAGAATATCCAGTCAAATGGGATGAAAATCTTGAGCCTATTATTACAAGAAGATCATATACAGACGTAAAGCATACACATAAATATGTTCCACTAGTTCAAGAGTTACTAGAAAAAGAATATGGATTCCCAGTAAAAAATAAAAGTGTATTCGTTGGAAGATGGGACGAAGGAGATAGTTTAGATTTACACGTAGATGATTTAGGAACAACAAGCACTAATCACATGGCAACACTTATCTATTTAAATGGTGATTATGAGGGCGGAGAAATTGTGTTTCCTACACATAACTTATCTCACAAACCTCAAGCAGGTGATTTGATTATGTTCCCTGGCAACATGCATTATGCACACGAAGTAAAAACTATTACTTCTGGATCAAGATTTAGCATTCCTATGTGGTTTGAATTTGCCTAAAGCATGCATGATGATTCATACATTATTAGAGATTGGGCAATAGTAACAGTACCTCGTGTAGGAAGTCATTATTTACAAGAAAGAATATTTGCACACACTGGTAAGTTAGTAATAAAATATCATGAGCCCAAGTTCCAAACATGGGGATATGCAATTAAGGGGTTGCTTGGCCCTAATACTCGTTTCTGGAGTGGGCTAGATGTAGAAAAACTAAAATTAATAACTATAGTTAGGGACCCCAAAGATTTGTTAGTGTCTCACGTTTCTTTATCAGTAAAACAAAGACATAAAGGTTTTATTATAGACGAAGATACTCCACTAAACATTGACAACATTAAAACTTTGGCAGAAAAATATTGTGATGATTATTTAGAACTTGAAAAAAATAGTACTATAGTAATAAATTATGATCAATTAGTGTTATCTCCATTTGAGGTTACCTCTACCATAGCCAATAATATGGGCATAGACATAATTACAGATAAATATGAGACACAATTAGTAGATTTTGATGATTATAGTGTAAGCAGCAAACAGTTGCCACATTATGATGATATTAGAAATGTTATAAATGAAATGGATTTTTCATACTTCTACCAGGCTTATCAGAAAATATTATCTAAAAGCATTATTTTATAAATATAAAGATAGGGTATAATTAAAAGGTGAATAGGAGTTACATTGCCAGAAGAGCATATTAAAAAGAGAAAACTACTCGATGGATCTGAAGTAAATGATTATGATTATCCTATTGATCTAATTTTACATACCAGGGCTCCAGGTAAGTGGAAGGTTATTGATCTTGAGACAGGACAAGAATATATAGGATCTGAGATAACACATGCCTCTTTTGGAGAACTTTTACGTACCAAAGTAAGCAATGGTAAAATAGGTTCTTGGCTTAAAACTAAAAGGAGAGATGGATCTAATGTCGAATAAACCAATAACTTTTCACTGGATGTGGAGAAGACACTGGCAAATAAATGATAGTACTGAAAACTTAGATCTTAAGGGAATTCTAGGTATGGCTAAAGAACTAGATGGTGCAAATGTAAAATCTGTTTTGCTTCCATACGGTCCAGGTGGTATAGATTTTTCTTTAGTTATACAAGAAGCACTACAAAAAACAAACCAATTAATTATGACTATTGCGTTGCCAGCATATGGTGTAAGTCCAGATTATGCTGCTAAGATAATTGATACTTTAAATCAATTTGCACCTGGAAGAATTGGAGTAAACCTTGTTGCTGGAAGATGGGGCGATGAGGGCAATGGCCCTAGCGAAAAATTAGTTTTAGATCATTATATGCATGACTCATCACTTATTGATACCCTTGAAAAAAGAGTAGCGATATCAGAAGTTTGGATGGATAAAGTTATGTTACTTATGCAAAACCATCAATACAAAACACATATGGCAGTTGTTGGTTCTTCAGATACAACAATTAGAATAGGAAATAAGCATTGTGAATATATATATGTTGATGATAGATTATTGTTTAGCGAACAATTTAAAAAGATAGACCTTAGTCGTGTAAAGCCTATAGTAATTATTGATCCACTTATCATGAATCATCCAGATGATGAAAAAAATATTAAATACGATGAAAATGCGCCAGTAAGAAAACAGCATCATCATGTTAAAGGTTCAATGATGGATGTTGTTAGACAAATAAGAGATATATCAAATAGATTTGGCGTATATGATTTTATGATACATACAGATCAAGCAGATATCAGTAAATTATTAAAACTAGTAAAGGAGTTTGACAAGATGGAGTCTGAGAATAAATTTTCAATGGAACATTTTGATACTATGGAGTTAGATGATAGAAGGCCTGAAGGTGCTACAATTCATCATGAAGTTTTTGAAAAACTAGGCAATAAACCAGAAAACCTAAAAGTTTTTAGTAATTTTATTTCTCCAGAAGAGTGCAAGGAAATTATAGAAAGCCTAAAAAATTCTAGAATATCTTCCGAAAAGCCAGTTCAGTTTAGTCCTGATGGAGATCCCCTTACATTCAGAAGAGATTGGGATATAAATCCTTATATAAATAAATATAGTGAGATTGTTCGTGGCGTTATTGAGGCAGAGTATCCTGTCAGAGTAAAGAATAGAAGTGCAAAAATTGCAGAATGGTCAAAAAATGATGTCTATGATTTACAAATTGATGATTTAGGTATAAATGATTTTAATAATATGTCTGTAACTATATATCTAAATGATGATTTTGAAGGTGGAGAATATCACTTCCCTATGCAAAATAAAATGTTTAGGCCAAAGGCTGGCGATTTAATTATTTTTCCAGGCAATAAGTATTATAATCATATTATAACTAAGGTTAATTCTGGAACAAGAATTACTATTCCGCTATGGTACGAATTTATCTAAAGTTAAAATGGACATAAAGAATAAGATAGATAATATATTATTCAAAATTGGACAAGAAATAAGAATACATAAAATTAATTCTGATAATACTATTATTGAGATAGATTATGATAGATATTCTGATGAAATTTTAAAACTTTTTGAAGAGTATAAAAAGATATAACTTTACAAAATTGTTTATCTAGTGTATACTAAAAGTATGATCAGCAAAATTGTTATTTGTCCCATTTGTAAAAAAGAAACAGAAGTTAGATGGGGTATTTTTGCTCATGATACACTAAATAGACATATGAAGGAGCATAAATGAAAAAATATTATGTAGAAGATAGCGATGGAGTAGATATAGAGGTTCCTAAAAACATTGCTATTGAAATTATAAAAGATCATATGCAAACTACATATTATTGGACTGTGTCAATTCTTTGTATGATTATTGGATTTTTATTAGGAGTTATAGCATGAGTAGATCAGCAGTTGAATTTGCAGAATTAGAACAATCAGTAGTAGTTACACTTAAAACTAAATGCCCAGAAAAGTATATACTCGTAGATAGACAGACTGGGGATGTTTTTGTAGCCAAAGAAACTGGTGAGTGGGAACTAGTTCGTGGTGGACCTCATAGACATGTATAAGATTGTCGATTTTTTATTTAAATGGGGAAGGCTTCGTAATGCTATATTTGATGAGGTAAATTGGCAGAACTCTATTGGACATACCCTCGCAGATCCAGAGTCAAACAGGCATGGATCTTTGTTTTGGTATGAGCCAGATGGTTGGCGTGGCTGGAGACACAATGAGGACGGATCTTATTATTTTCATGATACTGCAGAAAAAGATATAGGCGATGTCTTCGATATATTTTATGGAGATAAAAATGACAGAACTTGAACAACAAGTAATTAAACTAACACAAAAATACTATAACTATGTATCTTTAGATCATCATAAAGATAGAGATTGTCATTGGTATATTGAGAAGGTTTATTCTTATGGAGAGGCTCCTAAATATACCGCCAAACATTACGGCTATAGGGCAGAACAATGGACCAGTCAAACTGTTGACAGTGAAGAGGATGCCATGCTACTATTAATTAATAAACTTACAAGGGAAATCAATGATGCTATTAAGCATACTAAAAGGAATCTTGAAGAGGCTAAAAGAAATCCTGATGAAACTTGGTATACCGCCGAAGAATATGAAAAAGAATTAGAAGTATTGGAGGCATAATGACACACGATGAATTGCTATCCATATGCGATAACTACTCA